CCACTATCACCACCTCTAACTGGTAAGTAAAAATCTTCAGTTAGGTTTTGCATATTATACTTTAAGTTGTAATCACCAGTATTTCTATCAACGAAAGGAACTTTTTTCATTTTGTTGATGATTCTCTGCATGTAGTTATCAACTTCTGTTGGTGGGATGTTACCAATATCTATTTTGAAAACTCTCTTTTCAGGTGCTCTCATGATTCTATGGATTAACATAGCATCTTCCATAAGAGATAATTGTTTCCACAATCTTCTACCATTTTCAATCATTGATTTTCCGTATGGTAACCAGTTTGTATCTGCTAATAATCTAAAGTGTGCTATTTCGAAGTTTTCGTATTCTTCTTTTCCATTCGGGTCTTCAGTAATTTTAAACTTTACTGAATTTGGATTTGTTGGGTCTGTTCTTTCTAATCTTTCTGTATTATAAACAGAGTGTGGAGTAACATTAACAATACCCTTTCCTTCAGCAACTTCTAAACCTAAGAAGAAATCTCCATACTTACACATATTTCTTACCCATGGCCATAAGTTAAATTCAACATTAAGGATATCATAGAATAAGTTATTTAAAATATCTTGTACTTTTTCATTATCAGAGTGAACCATAAGAGTATCACCAAATTCATTCTTTAGTGTTGATTCATCTGCGTATATATCAAGAGCCGATGCTAATATTGGGTCGTTATCCATTGCATCGTAATCTCTGAAAACTTCTCTACGAACTTGTTGGTATGCCATTGATTGAGCACCACCTGCTTGTTCGAAGAAACTTTTTTGTATCTTCGTGTATCTATCTCTTAATGAGGATAGATTTGTTTGTTGTCTTTCATCGCCGTCAAAAACTTTTCTTCTACCTTTATCATCAACCGTTACGATTGCCTTAGTACGAAAGAGTTTTGTTAAACGCCCAAAAAATGAAGTATCTGCCATTTGTATTTATTTTTTAATTTATAACCTTTATTATTACCATTTTCTACAAGACCAATATCTTGCTTTGTGTCTTGGTCCAGGTGAATCACAATTGTGTCTTGCTCTAAATGCTTTTCTTGCATCTGGATTAGATTTTCTAATTGACATAGTTTTTTCTCCTGCCTTTTTTGCTGAAGTTCCTCCATGTCCAAAGTTTACCTTTACCACATTACCTTTGGGATTTTTAACATACACTTTAAATTTTTTAGTATCACCTCTCATTGGTTTACCCAATTTAACTTTTCTACCTTGATACTCTGCCTCATTTATATCAGATTTATATTCTTTCATAAATTCAACAAATTCTCTTATATCGTGATAGTTCTCTACTGTGTATTCTTCACAATAATTTTGGTTTTCCGATAATAATTTATATAATGATATCATACTTATTTTCTCCTATACTATAAATATAGAATTATTTAATTAACCAAGTTAAGTCCTCATTTGTATCTCCAACTCTCATTTTCCAAGGGTCATCTTCTAACGAAGAGTTTCCTCCAAATCCCATTCCACCAATATCTAATTGATGAGCTCCAATTCCTCCTAATGCTTGTTTTGTTAAATCAATTCCTTCCTGTCTTAATCTAAGTGCAGTATCTCTAACCCATAATCCAATTGATAATGACATTGTTAAATCATCATTATAACCTCTCATAGCTTCTGCTCTATTTCCATTCCATATAAATGTAAACAATTCAGTTATTGTTCTTTCTGAACGAATTGTTACAGATTTTTCTCTAATGTATTGTTCTAATTTTGAAATAATTAAAGGTCTTGTTTTAGATGTTGTTGAAAATCCTGGTTTCATTCCTCTTTCTTGTGCTCTATATTTATTTGTCATTTGATTTTCAACATCTACATATTTTAAATCCGAACTCATATAGAATAAGTTTTGATACCCTCTATCAATTACTTGTTGGATTACTGCCCAACCAATATTTGCGTTTTCAACTACTAATAATGCATTATTATATTCGGTTGAAAGTGAAACTAAAAAGTTTCCAAAATCTTTTGTATCTAATTTACCCTTGTATTCTGCAACTTGAGATGATTCTTCAATATCAATAACATGACACGCAGAATAATCTCCTCCATCTCCTCGAGCAACATCGGCAACAACCATATAACCTTTATTATAATTTGGATATTCCCACTTCCAAAGATTTCCATCGAACCCAGTCTTTTCTGTTGGTTCTTGTACAAACGATTCTTTGTAGAATGTTAGTAGTTGTGGGTCAATTACAGTATCACCAGAAGAAACGAAATCACAATCACATTCTTGTGCTGCTCCCTTAACACCTAATAGTGTTTCTTGTTCATCTCTCCATGTTTGGTCTCTTTCAGGATGTACACTCCAATGTAATCTTATCGTATTAAATGTATTCGTACCATCTTCTGCTCCTACCCATGTTTTGTGAAAGAAATTTCCCACACCATTTGGAGTAGAAAGAATAATTGCATTACCACCAGTCGATAAGGTAGATTGAGATGATACCCATATATCTTCAATCTTATCAATAAATGCGGCCTCATCAAATACTAATAAGGATAATGCTTCAGAACGACCTGCATCTCCAGCTGCTGAAGTTGCTTTTATCTGAGAACCATTTGAATATCGTAAAGATAGTTTGTTATCTTCTACTGTATTTTGTTTTAACCAACTTGGTAGGTATTGATTCATTACCCTTACCTTTGTTACCAAGTTTTTAGCTACTTCTTGTTTGGTTGCAATTACAAGAACATTAAAATCTTGATTGAATAACATTTTCCATAAAGCAAATCCTGCAGTTAAGGTTGAGATTCCTGTCTGTCTTGATTTCAGAATAATATTGTATCTATGATTTGAAAATTCAGTTAAAGTTCTTTCTTGAAACTGATACAAGTGAAATGGAATTTTACCACGAACTGGATGTTGAATCATACAATACTTCTTCATGAAATAAATTGGGTCTGAAGCACATTTCTGATATTCAATTTTTATTATATCCTTTAAGGATTGTTTAGCCATGTTATTTTTTCTTCTTGAATGAAAGTTTCCAATACATAGAACCACCAACATAAGGAGTTACATTGTTGTTTGCATTTAGTACACCCAAATCCAATCCAAATACTTTATCCTTTTTGTCTTTATACAGAATACCAAATTTTGCACTTCCTATAAAATCAGTTTTATTAAAACCTGCACCTATTCCATAATATAATTGTCTTGTAGGTAACTCTTTTACTATTTTTGTATTGTAGATTGTTGGAATCTGAAAATTCCATTTTATATCTCTACTTATTATTTGATTTTGAGATATAGTATCTGTAAGAATACCAAATCCTAATGTTGGACTAGGTTTAGTTCCAACTGAATCAATTGTTATTTCAGGTCCAAAATCATATGTTAGATTTAAAGTATCTTTTACAATATATTTTGAGTAGTAATCTTCTATTATTTTTAAAGAATCAACATCAGCGGGAATCTCTACTACTTTTTCAACTACTCTATCTACATACTTAGGTACATATTTTTTTACTTCTACTATTTTATCTACAAAAACAGTATCTATCTTTTGTTCTAATAATTCATAGTCTTTTCCATCTACCTTTACTATATCTTTTGGGTCTACTGATGAATCTCCACTACATGCTCTCATTAATAATATAACGATTATTAATCCTACTATTAGTATCTCCTTGAAATACTTTTTTAATATATTAAAGATAATGTTCATAATTTTTTTTCTTTAGTTCATCGAAAACTTCATTTCTTTTATTTTCAAGTTCTTCGATTTCTTTTGTTCCAATATCAATCATTTCTTGTATTTCAGATTTAACTTCATCGACTGATTTTGGTAGTTTCCACTTTTCAACAGTACCATCTTCGTTAACATATTCATATTCCTCCTTAACTTCTGTTAGAGAGTGTTTTAGTTGTTCTAATTTCTGTTTTCCATAAACTATCATCTTAGTCCAAACTTTATAATTTTGATAATAACCAAATACTCCTTCTACTCTAAGAATAGTTTCTCTTTCAGTTGTACAATTCATGCAAAAACCACCGTTTTGAATAAATCTTATGTCATTATCTGTTTTATTTATAGTTTTACAAGTACTATTTTGACATTTATTCTTTTCTTGAAGATATTTTCTTATTTTTTGAAAGGCTTCATGGTTTTTACCTGTTTTTATGGTATAACCTTCTTTTTTCTCGTATTTGTGATTCTCATCTTCCCACTTATCACCAACATTACGAGTTTCTTTTGCTTTAGTGTATCCAACAGTAGTATTTTTATCATACTTACCTGTTTTTACCATATCTACCAACTTTCTACGAGTTGGATGCATATACTTTTTCTTAAATTCTTTACCCATTATTACACATTAGGTTCTATTGTTGTATATAAATATATAAAAATAAAGAAACCGAAAATTTTAAAAGAAAATACCAAGTATTTGATTTACGGATGCAAATGTACCAGTAAGTTTAAAAGTATTTCCTTTATACAAGAACACAATACCTTCATTCGGTACAATTTTTTTAGAACCACCAATAGAATTCAATCTACCAAGTTCTAATTTAAGTTTTTCTATCTTTTTAGGGTCACCTGATTTCTTAACATCTTTAATTGTTTTATCAATTCGTTTTTTCATATCACGAACTGCTGAATCAGGATTAACTGTTAGTGCAGATGAGGTAAACTCTAACACTTCTGCACCTAGACCTAAGAATATTTGTTCAAACTTCATTAAGTTCTTCTTACCAATCTTCTTTTGGTCATCTTTATCTATCTTTTTAGCCCATTCTAATGTTTTTTCATCAGTAATGTTCTTTTTATCTAATCTAAACTTCTTATCCATAAACGCCCATCTCTTAACTAACCCCATTTTGGTTTTGTTATCGAGTGATGATGGAGAATTCTTATCTACCCATTGTTCCCACCACGCTTGGTGATAGTTTGCAACACCATCGGTATCCTTTAATTTAAATTCTTTTTGTAATTTAGAAATTTGTGATGAATATTTTGCTCTTTTCTTTGAAAGGTCTTGTGATTTTGGTAATTTTACAACAGGTGGGCCTTTAATTGTGTAACTATCTTGTACATCTTTGTTCACTTGTTTAATCATACCAGCTAATATTCTAGCCGCATCACCATTCTCTCCAATGGCAACACCTTCTTCATTGAATTCCATAGTACCATGGAACACAAGTAACGCTTGGCCGTAAGGAATTACATTAACTGATGTTGGATATATCACCTCAAGGTTCATAAAACACGCACCTTGTTTAAAAATCTTATCTCTTTGTTTATCTGTAAGTGATTTGATTGC